CTTACGTCTATATAATGGTTCATAGCATCCTCCATTGGACGCTCCCATTCAGCAATATTGTCTATATTCCATGCTGCTCCCCAACGAATTACTGCTCCTGTTTCCTTTGCTGCAGTTTTCATTGCATCAGCAATGTCGTCATACAAGTTTAATTCCCAACATGGGTTTTTGCCATCATAAGCCATAAGGTCCACTGCATGTGATGTATCATCATCCTGTAAAAGGTGTTTGCTACGCATTGTCTGTGACCGCCCTGCTTCGTATAGTTTCTGTTGTTCTGCGAGGGTACGAACTCCATATATGACTCCGAAGTCCACTTTAGACAGCTTTATGGCTTTCTCTACAGTTTCTACTAACTGAGGGTTTACCCCTTCTAACTTTTTATAACTCTTCTTCGACAAGTGAAATGGCATGTTTATGCTCTCCAATCTATTGATCTATGGTACTTCACAGCACCTAACATATCAAACATCTGATTCTTATATAATGTTTGCATTAATAACATATATAACAAAGCTCTCATTGCTTCCTGAAACCTTTGCTGTAAATCGAGTTGATACTTTTGTGTTACAACCCTATGGGTATTATAACTCGTATCAGGAGTGATTGTCAAGTTATTTATTATATTATTAGTCGTATTATACGAATTAGTGTTGTTATACGAGTGTGTTGCTTGTATTGTTGACACGCTTTGTCCTTGTAAAATCTATGGCTTAGGTATCAAGCCTGCCGCTTCCAAAGGACCACCACTTTTTGTCAATCCCATGAAATAGTCTGCATATTCTTGGATTCCTGGTACAACACCCACATGCT